CGGCCCGGCTTCTCGATTGCCGTCTTGCTGCGTGATACAGATGCCGCCAGTGAGGCTACGCGGTCACGACCTTTCTTCGTGGTCAGGTCAGGTACTTCGTTTACTGCCTGGCGGATCTGCTCAAGGTAAGCATCGAGGCCGTTCGGGATGTAAAGCGCCGGGGCCTGGTCTGGCGTCACCTCGATGACGGTTAATTCACTCATGGGTTACTCCTGGAATGGGCGGGGGATTAGTGCTGAATTGGTTGGCCGGTGCCGTCGAGCAGAACTTCGATAACGCGATCGTTAACCCGGATGATTTCGGCATCGGTGTGCAGGTATACCCATTTGCGTTCATGGATAACAGCTGACACGCGGTAGGTGCGACCTTCACGCAGCGCCATCATTCCAGGCTGAACACACTGGCGAATGATTGGGGTGGTGCCGTAGTGAGTTCCAATCATGACTTCCCCTCCACCTGCTCAAGTAGCCCGGCCAGTGCCATCTGCTTGCGTTCCATCGTGAACGAAACGCGAGGATTATCGACTGATGCCAGACGCCACTCGTTATCGTTTAATTCAGTGACTGTGTACTGTTTGCCTTTGTGAGTGACTGTCATAAGGCCTCCAGCTTAACGCCAGGAACTTTTCCCGCCTTGATTGCGTCATAAAGCGCTTCAGCAGTGCTCTTAAACAAGCGATGCTCTCCAATCACGCATGGGTCATAATGCAGTGCGTTGATGAAAGCGTTTTTCTTACGGTCTTCTTCCGTGATTGGTGAGAAATCACCAGGCTCTCCAGATGACGCCAGATAGCCGATGTCGACGGTAGCGCCTTTATCCCCTGAATAAACAACAACGCCCTGTGCATAGCGTGACTGTTCATCAATCCAAAAATTAACTTCTTGCCCAACCTGCGGGAACTTAAAGGCTCCCCATGCGTAATTACTTTTCATAATCATCTCCGCGCTTAAGCCGCGCCGCTGAACGTTAAAAAACCCTGCACATATAGCGTATTTATTTCCGTTGGCGGTGGATGGCCGCCGTCTCATAACGTGATCCACTCAGTGAATGGGTCAGGGTATGAGGCAATAAAAAACCCGCCGGAGCGGGTCTATTGCTGTGTAGAAAGTGAGTTCATAACGAACTTGGCTTCATTCCATTTTTCAACAGCATCCTCATGCTGCTTAATTAATGAAGTTACTGAATCGCACAGGCCATTATCAATCCAGTGACGATGCATGTTGCACAGGCGATCATTAAGTCTTACAACCTCACTCTGAGCAGCAATCACAATTGCTCTCGCTTCTTGGTATGTCATACCCTCACCCCTTTGTTTATTCACCGCAGGCCACTCGACCCGCTGATTAACGAGCTGTGACTACTTGTTTGCTCTTGCGATGACCAGCTGCGAAGATTGCGACTTCTGGCAGGCAACTTGCCCCACCGGTATTGCTTTCACGAAGGCTGCCGAGCGAAGTGGCGCGGTCTACTCGTGACATATCCTGTTTTCTTTCCTGTGTTGCGTTCTGAGAAGCCTCAGCGCGACGCTTAGCCATCAGCTCACCACGTTTCAGATAACGCCGTGTAACGCTGTTGCTTGCGATTAAATTGGTCATACGTCCTCCAGTGGTTGCTTTGGTGATTGGATGGCCGGTGCTGATCTCCGGCTTACTGGTTGGAGCGCCCGCACCACCAGTGACACTGTCTTGAGGCGCCGGTTGGTTACGACTTGCCATGAGCGCTGTTAATACATCGGTCGAGCATCAGCCTGCTCATTCATCCAATCCCAAAGCAACTTCCTTTGGTCTCCCACAAGGGCGGGAGAAATTACCCCATCAATGTTAAAAAGCAGCCTGACTGCATGTCTGGCGCGGCTGAACTTCCTGTGCCGCAGTCGATATTTCGTTTCGATGGGCTAACAATAGCTAAAGCGATTATCTAGGTCAATCGCCAAAGTGATATTTATAATCGATTAAGCGATAATAAGTTGATATATAAGGCGATTTATTTTTTTAATTTGAGTGATATTTTGTGATTGAGGCAAGAAAAGACGCCTGTAAAGCGATGGGTTTAAGATTGGGCGAAAAAAAACTCGGCACGTGGCCGAGTTGGATCGTTTTGCAGATTAGCCTTTCCTAGGCATCCGGCGCGCGCCTGAAAGGTAAATCATAGAGGGCATCAATTGTGAGCTGGGGGAAGATGTTTTTTGTTACTTCGAGGATTTTATCGGGACCAGATACTGGGGCTAGCATAGGCCCAATTCTGCTGTCGTTCTCGTCATGAACTGCTGAAAGCCAGCCAATGTTATCTGTATCATGGATTGTAGGAATGGTGATTTTTGTATGAGCACCTAACTCAAATATTGTCTTTATTTTGTTTGGAGCTGAAACAACCCCCAGGCCGAAAGCATTCAATGGATATTTACGAACGTTTATCCCGAACTCATGTTCACCAACACGGCTTAGCATGTAACCTTTGTTTAGGGATATCACTAACTGATCTGCGTCAGGTGTAATTCTATCCTTTATCATTTGAGCATAATTTACAGGCAAGCAATCATCATCATCGTACCTAAAAGTGAATACCTGCTCATTATAAGCTATGTCACTTATAACGGCCTTTGCTGCGGATGCAATGTCAGAATCATCGCCCATTTCAATTAGATGAATATTCGACTTGGTAGATACAAGAGATTCTATTTGACCCTTGTATGGCTCGGGTAGATCTCCATTGATAAGCAAAATGGCATGTACGTCTGGATCCGCTTCAATCAAGCTTAAGTAAGTAGGTAAACAAAAATTAGAGAAAAGCTTTACTCTTTTCTCGAGCTTTTCCTTGGTAAAAACGATTCTCTTCGCATCAGCCAAAGACTTCCCTTTCGTGGCCCGGAAGGCACCTAATGTTTTGTTTGTTACTAGGCTAAGTCTTGTTATGCCTATAAGCTTCATGCAAATAACTCCTAGTTTAATAATGTACTGCCAGAAATTTACCAGCTATGCGCTGACCAGAATACTTTGCCTATAATTCTTACCTCGTCATGAAATTTATCTCTGGTAATGATTTCGTCTGGATATTCATCACGATTTATTGAGCGAATTATGACAGAGTCAGGCGTGGCAATTAGTATTTTTATCCTGAGCAGATCGGCTTGACAGATGGCATACGTTTTTCCGTCTCTGATTTCTATATCTTTTATATTTATTCCTACGACGTCACCATCATTGAGCATTGGCTCCATGCTTCTGCCTGTTACCCTAACAAGCTTTGCGTCGTCCTCGCAGATATTTCTACTTTTTAGATAATGGCGCCTAAAGGAAAGGGTAAATTCCTCATCCTCTTCAAGTGCCTCACATCCGGGACCTGCAGAAAGATTTATACTCAAAAGGGGGATCTCCACAAACTCTTGTTTCTGGACATCACTCATATCTTCCCATACAGCTGCTTTGAGCCTGGATTCTCTTACTGTTGAATATGCGGGAGAGTGCTCTCTCAGCCTGTCGCTAAGCATATCTCCCTCGCCAGAACTCAGCCACTCAGGTCGAACACCCAAGACCTTAGCGATCTCAACGGTCTTCCTAGAACTATCAGCGCTGTTCAATAACTTATTTACGCTCGACTGAGCCATGCCCACAGCTTTAGCCAACCCACCCTGAGTAAAGCCGGCATAGTCCATTGCTGCTCTCAATCTCTCTGAAAAAGTCATACACACCTCAAATTCTAAAACGAGTTTTATTTTATAGCTCCGGCGATTTATTAGCAAAATCGCATAGGCGATTGACATTCGCTAAAGTGATATCCATAATCATCTAAAACCCATAGCTGAGGTGATTATGAAAAACGAAGCAGTACAAAAAGCGATTGCCATCGCGGGTAGCCAGAAAGAGCTGGCGCGTCGTTGTGGCAAGGCACAGTCAACCATTTGCGATTGGCTCAACGGGAAGAAGCGGATCTCTCCGGCATTCGTTCCAGACCTAGTTAATGCAGTAGAAGGGAAGGTGGCCGCTTATGAATTCAGGCCTGACCTTCCAGCTCTATTCCCACACCCGACCGGAATGTAAGCACCATCGCTCTTTAACATCGCTGCACATCCTCTCCGCCCATGTGGAGATAACAAAAACGCATCATTGGGTGCGCATTAACTTATTCAACTCAAAGGAATTATCACAAATGGATAACACAACTACACGAAACAAAGATCAGGCTCGAAAAATTGAGTCCTGGATCCTGAATCAGATTGCTATTCGCGGTGCCTCGAACGTTGCAAAGGCATTGGGGATGGATAAGTCAGGCATTACCCGCTGGAAGGAAAGCATGTTGCCGAAGCTGTCGATGCTGTTGGCGGTACTGGAGTGGGGTGTCGTTGATGACGATATGGCGCGGCTGGCAAAGCAGGTTGCAGAGATTCTCACAAAAGAAAAACCCCAAGCGAGCGGTAACTCGTTCGGGGCTTAGGACACTGTGTTACGCCAACACATTTAATCAGGAGTAATTATGCCAAAAAAACCTCGGTTGTACCAGGCGGCAGTACACAAAAATATTGCTCGTGACCGGTTCATCAAATCATGTAACCCGGCTGTTGGTGTAAAGCTGAGAGCCATCATCGAAGAACTTAAGCGAAAGGAGAACGGTCATGAGTAGCCCTGCAACAGTAACACCAATCAGGCCGTCTCTTACGGTCGTGGAGCGTCGTGTGGCAGAACTCGATGATGGGTACGCCAGGCTGTCAAATATGCTCCTTGAGGCTTATTCAGGCGCTGATCTGACCAAGCGACACTTCAAAGTGCTGCTCGCAATTCTGCGTAAAACCTACGGGTGGAATAAGCCGATGGACAGGATCAGCGATTCTCAGCTTAGCGAGATCACAAAGTTGCCGGTTAAACGGTGCAACGAAGCGAAGTTAGAGCTCGTCAGAATGAACGTCATCAAGCAACAAGGCGGCATGTTCGGGCCTAACAAAAACATCGATGAATGGTGCATCCCTCAAAACGAGGGGAAATCCCTCAAAACAGGGGATAAAACATCCCTCAAATTGAGGGAGTCGAATCCCTCAAAACAGGGGGACACAAAAGACACTATTACAAAAGACAAGAAAGACATTAAAAACACTCTGCCCGAACAAGTTCGAGCGGATGACGAAAAACCACCTCAGCCTTCAAACAAAAACCAGGCAACCGATGAGGCATTCGAGAATATTTTCTGGCTTGCAGGGATGTGTAAGACCGGAAAGAAAAATGCCAAGTCAGCATTCAGAACTCAGTACCAGGAGTGGCGTCGCGCTAACGGTGGCACCCCGGACCAGTTCGCTTCGTTCCTTGCAGGAGATATCTCCTCCCGGATGGGTAAGCAATTCGGATTCGAGAAACTTCACCCGACAACCTACCTGAACGGTAAGCGGTGGGAGGACGAGAAGCCAGCTGCAGATCCTGAATCATCCGGCCAGAAGCCAGCTGTGACCGTCAGTAACAGCGGATACGTTTTCTTCTGAGGTGACGATGAAATCACGGGTCAAGGCATTGCTGATTGCCGGTTACAACCACGGCCTACTGAGCGATGGGTTTGTCCGGTACTGGTTCAATAAGTTTGATTTGAGGGCATCATGACGCCAAGCCAACTCAGTGACCTGCTATGGAATCAGGTCGAAAGGGTAGCGAAATACCTGCTGCCGAACGGTAAGCGAGAGAGCCACGAATGGGTGGCTGGCAGTATCAACGGGGAGTCAGGGAAGAGTCTCAAGGTTAACCTGGCAGGGAAGAAAGTCTGGTCTGATTTTGCAGAGGGAACCGCTGGCGATCTGCTGGACCTCTGGGTAGCCGTCAGGGATTGCGGGTTACACCAGGCGATGACCGAAGCCAAAGAGTTTCTGGGCATCAAGGACGACGATCACCACTTCGCAGCCAAGCAGCAAAAGAAATTCTCCCGGCCAGATCGCAAGAAGATATCCCGTTACCTCACCAAAACCGAAAAGCACATCGAATATCTTGCCACTCGCGGGATCTCCGCAGAGACGGCGAAGCTGTACGAGGTTGCTGCGGCTAAGGTCTGGAACGGGGAGCGAGAGCTGGACGCACTGGCATTCCCTTACAAGCGTGACGGAGAGCTTTTGCAGGTCAAGCGCATCAGCACTGAGCGGCCTGACGGGAAGAAGGTCATCATGGCAGAGGGCGATTGCGAGCCGTGTCTGTATGGCTGGCAGGCTATCCCTAAGAACATGCGGATCGTCATCCTCTGCGAAGGTGAAATCGATTGCATGAGCTACTACCAGTACGGCTTCCCGGCGTTGTCCGTGCCATTCGGTGGGGGGAAGGGGGCCAAGTAGCAGTGGATCGAGTTCGAGTATCACAACCTGGACCGGTTCGACGAAATCTGGATCAGCATGGACAGTGACGAAGTAGGCCAGACCGCCGCCAGAGAGATAGCAACCCGCCTCGGTGAACACCGCTGCCGCCTGGTAAAACTTCCTCACAAAGACATCAACGAATGCCTGATGGCTGGCATCTCTTCCGATGACATTGTGGGATATCTGGAACGGGCATCTTTTTTTGATCCGGAGGAGCTTTACAGCGCCAGGGAGTTTTATCAGGACACCATCAACGCCTTCTACGGAAAAGAGCAGAGCCTGTTCTACAGCCCGTGGGAATGTCTGAATCATAACTTCGCGTTTCGTCAGGCTGAGCTGTCTCTGGTTAACGGCGTCAACGGACACGGAAAGACCGAAGTGGTTGGACATATGGCGCTGGAAGCCATGCGTCAGGGGGTTAAGACCTGCGTCGCTTCACTGGAGATTAAGCCAGGGATCCTGCTGAAACGTCTGACCCGGCAGTCAACCTGTCTGAAACTGCCTCCGCAGCTTGAAATCGAATCGGCCTTCAAGTTTTACGATGACCGGCTATGGTTATTCGGCCTGACGGGAACCGCTAAAGCTGACCGGCTGATCGAGATTTTCACCTACGCCTGGAAGCGCTACGGCATCGAGCTGTTCATCATCGACAGCCTGATGAAATGCGGAATAGGGGATGACGACTACAACGGCCAGAAAGCCTTCGTAGACGCGCTGTGTGACTTCAAGAACAAAACCAATACTCACGTCCTGCTCGTCACTCATAGCCGCAAGGGAGACAGCGAGGAGAAGCCTACCGGCAAGATGGATGTTAAGGGTTCAGGTTCGATCACCGACCTCACCGATAACCTGTTCATCATCTGGCGCAACAAGGTTCGTGAGAAGGCCATTCAGAAAGACCAGCAGGGCGAAGAACTTGACGACAAGGAACGCAAGGCGCTGGCCGCTCCTGCATCTGTCCTGATGCTTGAGAAGCAGCGTAATGGAGAGGGCTGGGAGGGCGGAATACCGCTTTACCTCGATGCCAACTCTCACCAGTTTTTACCCACCGAAACAGCATCCCCATTCAACTACATCGCCAACATGCCGGTCTCTGAATACAACGAGGTCTGGGCCAGCGATAACGTGAGGCAAGGAACATGAACACAGCAATGCAAATCATCATGAACTCAGATTACCGCGAGTTCCCTGAAACCCTTCTGACGCTGGAGTTATGCCGCGCCACTGCCCGTGCTGACGGTCGCAAGATTGGCGAATCACTCCGGGCCTGCGCAAAGGTGAAGGCTCAACAGGCGAAGAACCGGAACCTGTTCAACACGCTGATCGAGATGTCCCGCAGCCAGTTTCCTGAAACGCAGATGACCCGCATCCGTGGCTGCGTAGAGAGGATGGAGAAGGCGCTGAGCCGTGAAGTCGGCAATATGACCCTGACCGAGGATAACTTGCGCGAACTGCGCGGGGAGGCGGCATGAAACACTCCAGCCAATACGCTGAAATCATCCAGTACATAACTAAACACCCAGGCTGCTACATGTCTGATATCCGGCGCGACACGACAATCCAGAAAGGGGCGATAGCTTCGGCATTATGTGAACTCACCAGGGTTAAAACTTTGCGCCGTGAGGGCTTCGAGAAGCGCTACCGCTACTTCGTAGTCCGACCGGAAGACCGGCCAGATATCGCGCCGAAGCGGATTACAAAGCAGCCCAACCGTGACACAGCCAACCCTCTTAACAACCTATTCAATCAGTGCCTGGCTTCTGTCAGGGGCGGGAGAGCGGAAGTATGAGCAGCAGAGAACAATTTGAAGCATGGTGGGAAATTAATTATCACAACGGCAATCCTCCAAGATTCGGCTGGGCGGCCTGGCGTGATGGCGACGGCTACAAGATTGACGATGATGAGTCTGAGTTAGATGCCATGTGGAATGCATGGCAGGCGGCTACCAAAGCGATGGAAGCCAAGTACGCGGCGCTGGCTGCTGAGAATGCGGCGCTGAAAGCGACGAGTGATGATCGACGCATGTTCATCATGAATGGGGTACAGCTTGGCTACATCAAAGTGCCGACAGTGGAAACAGACCCGGCACTTGAAACCATTCGTTTTGCTGTGTCACCGCAAGAAACAACCACTGCCACCGACGCATTCCTGGCTGAAGTGCGTGCTCAGGGTGTGGAGATGGTTATTGCGTATCATCGGGAACGAGCGGATGCGCTACATCATGTTGACCGCAACAATGCCATCCGTCACTCAATGGCGGCGCTCGATGCTTCTGACGTGGCCGCCCAACTTCGCCAGGAGGCACAATGAGCAATGGATTCCCAACATGGTGGAAGCACGGCCAGAAGGTCACAACCAGAAGTGATGGTGTGCTCACCCTGAATATCGCACCCGATGCCGAATACTGGCTCACCAACGATGAAGGCAAAGAGGTTTACGTATTCTCGGCTGACATCATCGGGCCCGCCACCGATAAGAAGCAAGGAGCAGCCCAATGAGCAACATCGACAAACAGTCGCTGCGTGAAGCGGCGGAGAAGGCTAACCCAGAACAGTATGGATATTACCTGATTGACGCATTCACTGACCTGGCAACCCCCGCCACCGTGCTGGCGCTGCTTGATGAGCTGGAAGCCGCGCAGAGTTACGCAAAAGAACGCGACGAAGAGAATCAAGACCTGATGCTTACAGTTGGTCGGTTGCGGGTTGAGCGTGAAACGAGTGAGGCTGAGATGGACGATGCCCTTTGTCAGCTCTTGCCAGGCGTTCAGTACATGGACCCGCCAGATGGCGGCAGCGTTACGCCACTGGAGCAGGTGCGCCGGATGGTTACTGACTATCGTGAGCGTTTGAAGATAGCGGAAAGTCGATGCGATCACCGTAGCAAATTCTGGGACGTGTCAGGCGTACAGAGATGCACACTTTGCGATAAAGCCATCTCCAGTGATGGAGATCAGCAAACCGCAGACCTGTTAGCCGCTGGCATCATCACTAAGGTGGGGGAGTAGGGCTATGGCTGAATTGACCAAAGAGCGCCTGCAACAAATTGTCCATGCCGCCGGCCTTGAGCCATG